CTAGCTGACACAGAATACGCTCCAGTCTTCCATCATAACCCGGCGCTTCTCGAGGAGGTTACCTCGACGATAGGCCGCCTCGGTCTTGTTCTTCACCACGTGTGCAAGCGCCGCCTCCGCAACATCGCTGGGGTGCTGGGTTTCCTCACTGACCCAATCCCGGAACGACGAACGAAAACCGTGCGGCGTGTAGGGTTCGCGCATTTCGCGAAGCAGCTTGGAAAGGGTCATGTCTGACAAGGGGGATTTGGGCCGCGATCCTGGGAAGACCAAAGCGGCCTCTCCCAACCTCAATTCCTGACACCGCCGCAGAATTTTCAAGGCGCCGTCGCTTAGCGGCACCACGTGTTCGCGCTGGGCTTTCATACGCTCTTTGGGGATGGTCCAGAGCTTGGCACCGAAATCGATCTCACCCCATGTGGCCTCCCGCACCTCGCCTGAACGAGCAGCAGTGAAGATCGCGAACTGCAAGGCGAGCCTGCTGAACGTCTCGCGCTCGGGGAGGCGGCGCAGGAAGGCCGGGACCTTGTCATAAGGCATGGCGGCGAAATGGCCGTCCTTCTTGGGCTGACGCGGAAGGCCTTTGGTGATTGCGCGCATCGGAGCCTCGGTCTCGCGAAAGCCGGAGGCATAAGCCCAATCGAGAATTGCGCCGACCCGCTGGCGAACGCGGCGAGCGGTCTCGGGCTTGGTAAGCCATATCTCGGCAAGGAGATTTCGAATCATGGGCCCCGTGATCTCATTGATCTGACGATCGCCGATGTGGGGGAAGACATAGGCCTCCAGCGTACTGGACCACTGTGCCGCGTGCTTCTGATTACGCCAGGTCTTGTCATTGGCGGCAATCACCTTTGCCGCCGCCTCGCGAAAGGTGGGTATGCCTTGCGCCTTGCGCCGCTCGAAAATGGGATCGAGCCCCATCTCCATCCAGCTACGGATTTCCCTCGCCATCTCTCTGGCGGTCGCAAGCGAGATTTTCGAAGCGCTGCCAAGTCCGAAATCCCGCCGCAGGCCATGCTTCTGCACACGGCACATCCAGCTCTTTGAACCGCCGGGCTGGACGATGAGGTATAGGCCCTCGCCGTCACCCAATCGGCCCGGCCGAGTGGCCGCCTTAACGCTCGTTGCGGACAGTTTTCCCATGCCAAAACCTTCCCACATTTCTTCCCACGAAACGACTCGGACGCCGTGCGATGGAGTGAGATGCGGTGGGATGTGAATCAGGGCATAAACCAAGGAAATCCTTGGGTTTATGAGACTGAATCGTAATGTGGTGGGATGGTCCCTTGGCGGAGAGGGTGCCCGCCAATAGTGGCGCGATAAATGGCGGATTTCTGCGGGTGCAGCTTGTGCTGCTAAATCCGATACCCCGGATTATACCCCCAGCCGATTTTCGCTAGGAGTTCGAATTCCTGACAGGAAACCTAACCTTGCGAATCGTCCGCCGCAATGGCGTCCCGAAGTCTCTTCTCGACTCGGACGGATGTTCCTATGATGTTCCAATGGAGAACGAACAAAGCTTCCCTCGGGTCCTGACTGCGGACCAAGTCCGGTTCGAGATCACTCGCGGTTTTCAGGAGATCCCACGATCGGTGCAGCGTGACATGCTGGTGAAGGACACGGCGAAAGCGCGGAAGGCTCAAGCGGCCGCGGTGCAATTCATCCTGGCCCGCTTCGAAGAACTCCAGGTACGAGCACCGGAGCCACGTCCCAACCTCTTTCATATGGGCGCTGGTCGATGACGTGCCGGATCTGCACTGCAAACGACGAGGAAGCGCTGATTGAGCAGATGGCGGAGGCTATGTGGCTCACGCAAGAGACGCGCGACCCTGACAATGAGTGGCGGCCCTGGGCGGACGCTGGGCCCTACTGGCAACGGGTTATGCTGGATTACGCCCGGGCATCGCTAAAGGTGCTCCGGCGCGACTTTGCGAACTAGCTGTCGTCCTCGCCGAGCTTCGTATCGAGCAAGCGCTGAAACGCTTCGAGCAGCTCGGCTGGCGACGTAATCGGAAAACCGACGTATGCACCCTTGAGCGCGTCAGTAACGTCATCCTCGGTCAAGCTGCGAAGATCGTCGATGTTAGTCATGGCGGAAAACCTGCGAGATGGTCTATCTGACTATGCAACGCGCCGTCGATGCAGGGGTGCCAGCAGAGAGCCGAATTTGCCGCGCCTCACGAAAAAAGGCGGAGCCGAAGCCCCGCCTTTCCCAGTACTCTGACCGGTGGATTACCGCTTAGGATGCTTGATGCGCTCCCGTTCCGTCGTACTCGGATGACGCTTGGCGTAATCCTCGGTGACGAACTGTCCGCTCTTCGAGCTGCGATGGTGGGTCTGTACCGGAACTTTTGGAGAACCGGTCTTGCTTCCGTTGGCCATATCAACATCTCCTTGTCGGAATCCGCTGATGTACCCCTTGTCAGCCGTACTCGCATGAATCATACGCGTACGTGTGTATGCGACCTCAGGGCACATTTGCTCAGCGGTGGCTAACTTAGCCTCGTCTGATAAGAGCCGGCCAGCTCGCATCAGACGAGGCTATTCATAACCTGATTCGCCCGGGTTTGGAGCGGCTTGGGAAAACTTCCCACAGTATAAAGCGACATCCTCTGGGCTTTTGCTCCAATTCTCCGCTTCGAAACCGAGGAAGAGAATTAGCTGACGCGCTTTCCTGTCGTTTGCCCAGCACCCCAACTTCGCTCCCGTTCGCATTCCCGGCAGACGTGCGGCTGGCAGATGTCCTCGCCGCCGTCCTGGCGCGGCATGATGTGAACCCGCTCGACGACGGCATCGCCCTCGACCCGGTTGCGATAGTTCGGCTGCACCTTTGCCGGGTATGGCGAAAGGTAGCCGGTCATGGGCGTATGTCCTTTCTCGTTCCGCGCGCTCGGCACTTGGAGCACATCACGAAGTACTTGCCGGGGTTGCTCTCGTAGGCGAACCAGCTAGCCGCGACGCGCCGCCAGTCATGAACGCATTCGCGCGGCCTGCGGAGAGCGCGGATGGCGCGGTGCGATATGACGGAATCGCCAACGCACCAAGAAAACAGGATCACTGCGATGACGAGCAGTGACCATTCGCCCAGGAAGTAAATGGCTGCCGCAACCAGGCCAATTCCCACCAAGACAAGGGGCAGGCCGATAGCGATGCGTATCAAGACCTTCACGCCTTGTCCTTCCCGAGAGCGCGGCGGGCGGCAATGACGGCGGCCAATGCCGTTTCTCCCTCCCCGACAAGCGTCCATTCCCTGTCATTGCGGCCGCCGTGTACGGCATGGACCTGCCATGCATTTTCGTCATCCCAGCCCGCGAAGCTCAGTTCGAGCTGACAGTGCTGGGATAGCCAGTCCCAAGCGTCCGCATTCTCTGCCATTGCGAGGATGGCGTTCGCCGCGCTGTTCATAGCGGCAATCATCTCCCCGCTGGACATGGCGCGGCCATTGGGCATCTTCGCGCTCGAAAGCTGTTTCGCCAGCTTGTCCATGTCGATATCGGTCATGCCGCCGCCCTCCCCGAGTTCCGCATGCGCTCGTCGATCGCGTCGCGGCAAGACGGCAGGCCGTTCGGCTGGCTGTCGTTCAGGTCGACGTCGTAGTAATCGCCGAGCATGAGGCGATTGACGTTGTGGCTCTGGATCAGCTTCCAGCTGTAGGTCGTGCCGTAAGTGGCGTTCAGCGCCGCGTTGCAGCGGTCGAGGTAGTCCAGGCGCGCCTTGTCGGCCAGAAGCGCAGGCAGATCCTCGGCGGCCGAGGTGGGCGAAGAATGAAGGCGGTTCCACCAGTCCATGACGTTGTAGGCCCATCCGCCGAGACGGCGCTCGGTGATCATGCAGCCTTGGGCGGCACGGAATGCCCCGCTGTTCTCGCAGGCGATGTAGTACCCCGCGCCTACGCCCGCATCGGTGATAACCGCCTTTCCTCCGCACAGCTTGCAGGGCACGCAGCCAGCTTGGGCATCCGCCATCGCCTCGTGGTCGTTGAGCGATTGCCGGTGCGCTCTTAGCTTCTCAGTCATGGCCTTGGTCTCCGGGGAGGGAGTTATGATCGCAAGGATCGAGCCCGAGGTGGGTGAAGTCGGTGTAGCCGGTGTCGTGGCACCGGCCGCAGCTGGGCGGGGTGGGCTTCTCTGGCGCGCGGGACAGCGCGGCGCGAATGGCCGCGTGGTTTTCCATCACATGCAAGCCGACTTCCTCCGGCGTGTGGTCCCAGATCAGCGCGCCGTCCTTGGCCTCGGCGGCATCGATGATGTCCACCAGCTCGGCCACCGGATCCTGCTTGTTCTCAAGCATCTGCCCGCCCCTCACCGGCGCGCCAGCCCATCGGGTCGGCAATCCAGGCGTCAATGTCAGCCTCGTACCAGCCGACAAGGCCGGGGCTGATCTGGGTGGAGCGGGGGAACGTCCCCGCCTCCATCCGGCGGTAAATGGTGGTGCGGCCAAGGCCGGTTCGGGCCTTGACCGCGTTCATGCGGAGGAAGGAGACGGTGCCGTCGGTCATTGCCGCCGCCTCAGGCCGCGATAGCCGGCGCGCGCCAGCCCATCGGGTCGGTCAGCCACGCATCGAGGTCGGACGCGTACCAGGCGACCAGCCCGACGCTGATGCGCAGGCAGGCCGGGAAGGTCCCTGCCCGCATGCGGTTGTAGATCGTGGTGCGCGACAGGCCGGTGCGGCCCGTTACGTCTGCGAGGCGCAGCAGGCTCTCGCGGTGCCGGTTGGCCGTCATCGTTCGGTACTCCTCTGTGATTCCTGCTCTCCCCGGCTGGCCTTCCACCGCTCGAAAGCGGCGGCGTGGCTGGGGCAGAGATCCTTGTCGGGCGCGGGCGACGTGGTGCAGCGGGAACAGATCGGCTGGTCGCAGGTGCCCTCGCCCACTTTCCAGTCGCACAGCAGGCTGGCCGGTCGGCCGCAGCTGGTGCAGCGATTCCGCTTGCGGGGGCCGCAGACGATCGCGGTACCGCCGCCGGGGAGGGTGACGTGCTCGCAGGCCATTATTCCCGCTCCGCGTCGATGTTGCCGTGGTGCACGTCGAAGCTGACGGCCACGACCCAAGGGTTATCCTGCCAGCGCTGACCCTCGGTGGTGTGGAGGCTGTCCCACAGGTCTCGGTACCAATCGAGCGGCCACATTTGCCCCGGCTCTCCTGGCCATCCCTCTGCAATGGCGTCGTCCTCGCTGCACTCCTGCAAACGCTGCATGCGCACCTCGGTGACGGCGAGCCACATGCGGCTGGCCGACCTCGGCATGTGGATCGAAGGCCGCCAGCGGACGTCGACGCGGGGGCCGCGAGCGAGTTCTTCCACATGGTCAAGACGGTACCACGTGCGAGGGCCGTCGATCGCACATGCCTCACGCACGTAGAGCCGATCTCCCAGCTTGTATCCGGCGGAGAAGCAGACTTCCCCCTCTTCATCACCGAACCAGCCAGGAGCATTGTCGACCGGCACGATGTGGCCCAGCGCGGGGCTCAGCGGATTGTTCGCCCACTTACACAGCCGGCGCGTCTGCGTCTTCGTGCCCGCGAGCAACGCGCGCACCATCGGCGCGCTGAAGATGATTCCTTTGTCAGCCATCGACCTGTTCTTTCGTCTGGGGGATCGCGGGCTGCGCGGCTGGCTTCGCCATGTCCGACAGCATCTTCGACCCGTTGAGGTAGAGGCGCACCCCGTTGAAGATCTGCTTGGCGAGTTGCGAGCGCGCGACGGCGTCGTTCACGCCGATCTTGCCCGCGCGCAGCTGCTCGAGGTCGCCGACTAGGCCCTGGATGATATCGTTCATCCCGAGCGCTTCAGAGACGGGCGCGGAGACGTAATCACGCGACGGCATACTGGGTACTCCACTGGATGCGCATGGCGGCGGTGTGCAGGGCCTCGGCCAGCGCGTAGATGCGCATGGCGTTGCGGCGGTCCCGGAAAGAGCCGGCGGTGGGCTTGCCCACGCCCTCGGCATAGCTGTGCTCGCAGTACCGGCAGACGGGCGGCTGCTCCTCGGTCGGCCCGACGGAGCTCCACCGCGTGTTGACCTGGCGCTCGCAGATCACGCAGCAGAAGTCAGGATGCGCCGACATCATAGCTTGAGCGCCTTCTCTGCGAGGGCCTGCAAGATGTTGAGCGCGAGAGCATCGACCTCCCGGAAGTCGTCGTCTCCCGCGTCCCAACGAGTGAACCCAAGGGTTTGCATCAGGACCTTGATCGTGTGGCGAGAGACGCGGATGTGCATGTCGCCTTGTTCAGAGATCCTCCGTCCGAGCGCCTGAATGACGCGGCGATCGCGCTGGGGGACCGGGCTGTTGTCGGCCATCCACTCCTTGCCAGCGGCGGTAACGCTGAACACGTCATCGCCGCGGCTAAGCGGATGGTCCGCCTGGCGCTTCATCAGCCCAAGTTCGACGGCCTCCATGCAAATCGGATGATCGATCGAGCCCGCGCCGGTGACGAAGTGGTTGCGGTACTGGGTGCCGCGCCCGAACTCGTCTACGCCGAGGGTGTGCTGCAGTATGTGGAGCACGGTGCTCATGCCGCTTCGCTTTCCGGCTGGTCGGCGAACGCCGGATCGTCCCAGTGCGCATTGAGGATGCGGGCGACCTTGTCGGCGATCGCCTTCTGCTCCGACATCCAGAGCGAGACGATCAGCACCGGCGCGCGCAGGCTCACCGACTTGCGGCCGTCGCCGAGATCTTCAGGCGCCGCCTGGTAGTGGATGGCGATGCACTCTTCCCGGCGATCGTCGGCGGTCAGGTTGCGCATGTAGGCGCTGCTGCTGGCGGTGAAGCACTGGTGGGCGGTTTCGGTCATGCTGCGCTCCCAAGGAACAGGTTGCCCTGCCGCTGCGCGTCCTCGAGGCGGCGACAGGCGATGTCGAAGAACTTCGGCTCGCGCTCGATCCCGATGAATGCCCGGTCGAACTCGACCGCCGCGACGCCGGTGCTACCCGAGCCCATGAAGGGGTCGCAGATGGTCCGGCCGTTCACGTTCATGATGATCTTGCGCATGACGGGCAGCGGCTTGACGGTTGGATGTTTGATCGCGCCGTCCTGACCGTTCCCGGCGACGATGAACCGCTGCTTGTGGCGCAACTCGCCCTCCGGATGGCTGCCGGTCATCCAAGCGTGGACGTAGATCTCGGTGTCCGGCTGGTAATGGCGGTTCGCCACCGGCATCGGGTTCGTCTTGTGCCACTGGCAGATGGCATAGCGGTCGTACTCGCTGGCCAAGTGCGGCAGCAGGCTCGCCCACTGGTCATTGTGGGCGAAAACGACCGCCGACCGGAACTGCTCCGATGAAATCAGCGAATGCTCGAATCCCTGATCCAGCCCAGCAGCCTTGATCTGGTCCATATTCTCGCGGTCCTTGCGGAATAGCCCGCCCCCGCTCGTCGAGAACTCGTATGGCGGATCGGTCACCGCGGCATCGATGGGGCCAAGGGTGGGCAGGATTTCGCGGCAGTCGCCCAGGTAGAGGGTGGCGAGGCCGATCGTTTCGACGCGTGTCATGCCGCCTCCCCGCACCAGCTGCCACAGTCGGCGTCCATGTCCGGATCGAGGTCGAAGTGCCCGCCCGCGAACATGTCCGGCTGGCGGCGAACATCCCTCATCAGCTCGCGATAGCTGTATTCGGTCACGAAGCGCCCTTTGCCGGGGCCCTCCTCCATATCGCTCCACCACTGCAAGGTGCCCGGCGCCGTGCGCTCGATTTCCCAGAGTTTCGGCCGAGCCTTTAGGAAACAGCCATCACAATTCCCTTCGAAGGGCAGAAGCTGCAAGTCGAACGGCTGCGCAGCCCAGAAGGCCCGGACCATCCGGTTGTCGACCTTCGCCTCATGAAGCGGGACTGCGTTCACCCAGCACTGCCGGGTGGGCTTAAGGGACCGCTGCACGCGGTGCCCTTCGTCGTGGCGCAAGCCAATTACATTGACCCAATGCTTGTAGCCCTGGTCCTGCATGAAATACTTCAGGACGCGCACCTTCAGTTCCTGAGTGCACCAGCGCTGGACGGCGTTGGGGGTCCGACATTTCGCTTCGATGAGGCGTTGAAACGGCTCACCCTGACGCGACGCGCTGTTGAAGCCGACTTCCTCGAACCGCTCGTCGAACGGCACGACGTTTCCTTGATCGTCTTTCACGCGACGGGTGCGCCACTCGAGCCAGCGCACCCGCACGCCCCAATGGCTCGCGCAGTCGTGAACGAACCGGAGCGTCTCTTCACGCTCTTTCCCGGTGTTTGCGAACGCCACATGCACGTCGTCAGGCAGTTGGCCGTCATAGGCGTCGAGGATGTGCCAGAGCATGTAAGCCGACGTGCGGCCGCCCGAGAACGAGACGAGCGCTGGCCCGCCGATGAGATAGGGGTTCGTCATGCCGCCTCCCTGAACAGTTCCATCTGCTCGGCCTCGACGTGTCCGGGCAGGAGCGATCCCCACTGGCTGGCCATTGCGAGCGCGATGCCAGGGAATGTCTCGCTGCGAGCCCGAGCGCGATCGGCGGCAAGCTTGCCCCATCCAGAAGCGCGGTGAACGGCGCTCCATGCCTTGTGCTCTACTGTGCCGAGACGCGGCGGCGTCAGACGGTTGGTATCTCGCAGCGGCGGAAGTTCGATCAGTTCCAGGCCAGTGGCCTTGAAAAACGGATCGCCGTGGTGCCACGGCTGCACGAACTGGACTTTCCCGCGCCGGGTGAGCTGGATAGCATGTCGGTGCATGATGGGGTTTTCGACGGCACGGCGCGGGATCTGGCGTGCATCGCGCAGGGCACGATAGAAAGCGGCGGCCTGCTCGAGTTCCGCCCAGCGCGTCGGTTCCGGCCCGTTGACCTTCTTGCCGCCGATGTACAGCCACTTCACGCCAGAGTTGCACAGCACCGTGCAAGGCGGGTGCATGACAGCGAGCAGATCCCATCCGTCGTCGAGGTGATCGAGCACGTTCCCGCGAATGTGGTGGTTGCTGCCGTCGTCCGCCTTTTCGAGATCACAGGACCATGCGTCATGGCCCAGCTTCTCGAACTCGCGTCGCAGCACGCCGGACCGCTCGCAGCCGATGAGAACGCGTCCCATTACCAGGCTACCCCGCGCGGCATGCCCGATTGGGTCAACGGCGACAGGCCGCCACCCCGGCGAGCCGCGGCGCGGCGCTCACTGCTCGTTCCCGCGATGACATTTTTGTAACAAAGCACGTCCGTTAATCTAAGATAATGATCGATTAACTTTCTCGGACCTACGATCGAGACAAATAGACGCGGTCGCCAACGTACAAAATTGATCATACGGTTGGAGAAGCGATAGTAATGGGAATGGAAATTAAGAACCGGGTTGATAACCTGGAACGCGTTGCTCTCGAGTTCGAAGGCGCGCAGTTCGCCGTTCGGCATGTTCTTGCAAACTTGCTTTCCCGGCTGGACCGGCACGACGCGGAGGAGTGTCTGCGCGAGTTGCAGAGCACCGGCCGCAGGCACGGCATCGAATTGGGCGAAAGCAGGCTGACCGGCTACCTCGACGAACTCGAGGCGCTGAAGGTCGCCTCCGCCAATGTGCGGAAAGTGGGGGCGCCGCCGCTTCGAGCGGTCAGCTGATGGGCGCAAAAGCCCGGATGCGTTGAAGAGGCTCACGCCACTATCTCCTTCGAAACTGGGAGGGCGTCCCCACGCGGCCCTCGGCGCGTCCTGAAATCCGCAGGATTGCGGTTGGGGAGGGAATGCGGGGGACCTGAGAGGCTCCTTTCCGGTGTCGCATTCCCTGCGAACTGGGCTCAGCCCGTCCGGCTGGCGGCGACCTCGCGCGCCTTGCGCATGGTCACGTCCACCAGGGTGCTGAGCATATCGGGCGCTGGTACCTCGCTGAGGCCCGTCGCACCCCGCCAGACGCGGGCGAGGTAGGCGGCAACCGCCTCCTCCTGCTCCTGCGTCAGGTGAAGGTTGCCCGCGGCAGCACCGGAGGCCGCGGGCATGGGGGAGGGAATTCCCGGAACGGCGGGGGGCATGCTGTTCCGGCCGGTGCTTTGGGAGAGAGGTGGACGGGGCGCGATCATGCGTCGCGCTCCCGTCCGTTGCGACCCGACAGGCGGTCGGGATGGAAATCGTAGGCCGAAACGACGGCCAGCATCGTGACCAGGGCGACGATGATGAAGCCGATCACGGCGGGCCAGAAGGCGTCCGACAGGATGAAGGCGCGCGCGGCGGCGTTATCATTGATGAGCCGGGCGCCGTCGTCGAGTGCAAAGAGGATCACCGCGCCTACGAGCAGCGCAACACCGATGATGGCGGCGAAGGCCAGGTTTGCGCGGTTCACAGCTCACCTCGCGCGAGCATGCGCTCGACCACGTAGTCCATAAGGTCGATGAAGTTGTCGAAGGTGACCACGGGGCCGGTGGTGAGGTGGAGGCGGATCATGCCGGGGCACCCCGCTCCACGCCCCACAGCCGAAGCGTGCGGGCAGCGTTCGCCTGGGCGTACTGCATGAAGGGCGACTTGGGCCCTCCCTCCGCGTCAATCGCGTCGAGGAATTTGCAGATCAGGCCAGCCGCGGCGTCGCGATCGACGAACGTGATGCGCGAGGCGCTCGGCTGCGCGGGCGGCTGGGAATTTCCGGGAAGGGATGCGCGGTGCATCGGCGGTCTCCATGGAGCGGTGCGCCCCGATGGAGATAAAATGTACCTTCACAGGGTACGTGTCAACAGTAAAATGTACCTTGCTGGGGTACGTCAAAGTTTGGGTCGCCAGGTACCTTTCCACTCCGACCGGCGCCGGGCAACAAAAAGCCCCGCCGAAGCGGGGCTCTGTCAATCGCAGCCTAGCAACCTTAGAAGCATGGCGAATAGTTCGACCTGAGAGCACCTAACTGCGCTTCTTTGAGGTGAAGCCCCGTCCGGTAAGAGATCGTCCGCTTGTCACCGGCATTTCTGATCTCAGTTAGTGCGACAACCTGAGACCCTCCTGTGACAGGAGATGACTCTACAAGGGTCACGCCATCCTCGGCTGGGAGCGTGCGCACCATGGCCCATTTTGGCTTAGACAGCACTCCGGCGATGCACGACGACAATTCATCAACGGATTTTTGACTATCAAACACGGCCACAATCGGCTTCGACTGCACATCCTTCACGGTGGCGCACCCTGAAACGAGCATGAAGAACATAGAAACAGCGAAGCAATTCCGAACCTGCATTTTCCCGCCCCAAGCTATTTAGTGATATTGCCGCGCGTGCTTCGGTGTAATCGCTCGGATAGGCGTTGCCCATAGCAGTTCGCAGTCATCCATATCCGCTGCGTTATAGGAGCGGAGGGTGTAAACGCCGGGCCTCGAACCTTTTAGCAGCTGCTTCAGGTAGGTCTCTCCAGTTACCAGCCGACAAGCGCAAATCGCACCTAGGTCTTTCGGGTCCACACCGTCATTCCCCCGGCTGATATAGATGATGTCGCCAGGATCGAACTTAGGCAGCATTGATTCGCCGTGGACCTCCAAGCCTATGAGATCGCCGCTCGTCTCCGGCGGGCGCGGGACCATTTCGTCGATACCCATGTCTTCGTAGGCAATGGATCCGCCAGCGCCAATTCGACCTACAACAGGCACCTGCTCTCCCAAAATATCTGCAGGGGAACAATTAAGGATCAGCGACAGGCGATCAAGCCACCTATCGGTCATCGGTATTTCACCGCGCTCGAGCTTGGTCACCGTCGAACGTCCTGAGTTCAACAGCTCGCCGAGCTTTTGCTGGGAAAGCCCAGCCTTCTTTCTCACGTTCGCAAGACGGTTTGCCATGCGCGATTGATGTCCCCGCGAGAGGGACACGTCGAGAGCCTCCTCAGGGTACATTTCCTCTTGCTCAGTGTACCTTCTCAAGGTACGTTCATCCCCATCATGGCAGACACCCCTCTTCGCAAATTCCTCTCTGACCGGTCGATGACCGCAGAGGGTTTCGCAGCTGACAAAGGCTTCAGTGCCTGGAGCGTCCGTCATTGGGCGCGCGGCAACAAGATGCCTTCCCTGTCCTCGCAGATAGAAATCGAGACCGCGACCGACGGGGCTGTCGCTCCCACGGATTGGCTTGCGTGGTCGCTTGCCAACTCTCGCACGGATAAAGCCGCATGAGCGCCCGCTGCCCGCACTGCTCCGGCAGCCAGCGCCGCCCGATCCCGGTGGGTAGCCGGGGGCCAGAGCTGTTCGCCCAAGCCGCGTCCGATTTTAGGGGTCATTGGCAACCCGCTGCTGAATTACAGCCAAACTCTGCGAGAGTAGTTCCTTGCTCTCGTGGTGCTGGATCACTGCCTGATGCGCAGCGTCCAATTCCGAAAGAGCAGCTCGAACCAAGTCCGGTGGCGCCCCCACCGATGTCGCAATTTCGGCAAGAACTGAGGTCAGATTCGAAACTGCGTGCAGCGCGGCGATCGCCGTTTGTAAAGCCGCTTGTGCGGACGGTTCGCGCGATCCGTTCGGCATTTCTCTTCTTTCGTGTGCGTGTAGGAGCCTGCACGATGGCCGAAGCGGCTGGGGCGTCAAGTCCCAGCCGTGGAGGGCCGGAGGCATGACCGCCCGCTGCCCACACTGCGGTGGAAGCACCGACGAGAACGCGATCGTCCGGCGCGGCAACTGGGCGCTTGGCCCGTCGATGACGTATCACGACGGTGAGCAGGTCGCCCTGCCCCGCGCCCATTCCCGCACGCTCTACGCCATCGCCCGCGCCAACGGCGAGTTCGTCACCCACCGTGACCTGCCCGGTTGCTCCGCGAATACGCTGCTCGATCACATCCGCGCCCTCCGCCGCACCTTCGGCGACCGTCTGCCCGTTCGCGGCACCGGCAGGCTCGGCTTTTCCTGGGACGCACGGGCATGACGCGCCCGGGCCCCCAAGGCGCCGCCATCCGCGCCGAGAAGCTGCTGGCCGTGCTCAGCGATTGCGCTGCCCAGGGCCGCGCCGCGCCGACCAACGCCGAGCTGATGGATATCCTCGGTCTCGAGCGTGAGAATTCCGCCTCCCGCACCCTCAAGCGGCTGGAGGAGCGCGGCGCGGTAACCGTCCAGCGGTTCACCAATTCGCGCGTCATCACCATCACCTCGACGGGCAAGAGCACCGCCGGCGCGGCTGGTACCGCCCATTGGACGGACGAGAATGCCGCCGCTCGGGTTGATGACCAGCCGCAGCGCGATGCCGCTCCCAAAGCGCGCGCCCAGCCGGAGCCCCTCCGCCTCGATCGCGATCCCTGCACCTTCTGCGGTGTGCGCGCCGACATCGGCTGCAGCTGCTCGCGTCAGGCTGCGTCGAAATTCCTGTTTGTCCCCGTTTCTCTTCATGCCGCCGAGGTACTTCAGCCATGAACCGCACATCCACCGGCAATAAGCCCGTGTTTTCCGCGTCATCCGTCCGCGACACGATCGCTGAGACCCTGTCTGCCATCAAGGAAGAGGATGGCCTGACCTATGCGGACATGGGCCGTGTCATGGGCAAGAGCGGCGACCGCGCCGAGGCCTACTGCAATGGCGACTTCTCCGACATGTCCGGGTTTTCGCTGCTCGCCGCCTGGCGCGAATGGAACGGTCGCTTCGTCGGCCCTCTCCGCACGTTGGTGGAGGGTAGCCGCCCCGGCGGCGCGCACTGCGACCATGCTGGGCAATCGGCCATCCTGAAGGCTGCGCTCGCGATCTCGGTCGCTCTGCAAGACGGCGAGGTAGATCCCGAGGAAGTGCGCGCCAACCGCAGCACCCTCGAAAGCGCGCGAGACGCCATCGACGCCCAGCTCGCGAAGCTGGTCCGAGCCGCCTGACAAGTTTCGGGCCGGGGGATGGCGCGCACCCCGGCCTGATGACCTGAATGCGCGCCGGAGTGAACAAGATGGATCATAACCCCGAAACGGGCGAAATCATAGAGGAGCGCGCTGCCGACGGCGGTCAGCGCTACCCGGCGGCCAACACCCTCAGCGACCTGCTGATGATGCTGAAGGACGGCGCATTCAACGCCGACAGCAGCGAGCCGCTCCAGGAGTTTGCCCAGAAGCTCGAGGCGGCTGGGGTGGACAGTGACAAGAAGGTCAAGGGCTCCATCACGCTCAAGATCGACGTCGAGTTCGACCCGGACCGGGAGTTCTCGGTGCTGACCCCGTCGCTCGCCTTCAAGCTGCCCACCGCGAAGCACGGCGCCACCGTCGCCTGGTTCACCAGCGATGGCCGCCTGAGCCCCAACAAGCCGCGCCAAGGCAACCTGTTCGGCACCATCCGCGAAGTCACCGCACCCGAAGCCCGCGTCGTGCGCGGCTAATCCGAGGACATAGAGCACATGACCCAGACCACATCCGATATCGCCCTTGCCGCCGGCACCGTCGCCGACCGCACTGGCGAGCTGATGGCCACCGCCTACAACTTCGCTGAGAAGACCCTGCGCCCCGAGGTCACCGTTGTGACCGATCCGCGCACCGGCGACGAAGCGCCCGTCGTCCTGACCGCCAAGGGCGCCACGCCGCTCGATCCGCGCCTGTGGGATGAATATCGCGAAAATCCGCTGTTCCGTGAGGGCACCGCCATCCTGACGCAGTTGCCGTCCTTCATCGCGCTGACCAACCGCTTCAAGGATCCGAATAGCGCGATCTTCGCCGTCGACGATCTCGAGAAGCCGTCGCTCACCGCGATCTTCGATTACCACCCGGCCAACATCGACGAGCATGGCGTTGTCGCCACTGAGCGTGCGCGGCCCCGGCGCCACAAGGCAACTTATGCCTTCCCGCTCTCCAAGGAATGGCAGGCGTGGTTCTCGAAGGACGGCAAGGCCATGTCCATGGGCGACTTCGCGGCGTTCCTCGAGACGCACATCGTGGACGTGTCCGATGATCCCGTGACCGCCTGGTCCGATCAGGCGCAGGCCTTCGCCAAGGCCAACCGCGCGACCACTCCCAGCTCGATCGCCACGCCGACCCGGCTGGTCGATATGTCGCTGTCGTTCCGCATCTACGAGACGGCCGAATCCTGCGAGGCGGTCAACCTTACCTCGGGCGAGACGCAGCTGTCTTTCGTGTCTGAGCACAGGCAGGCCGATGGCAAGCCGGTGGACTTCCCCAAGCTGTTCTCGATCGTCATCCCGATCTTCGCTCGCTCAGCCGTCTTTTACCGGATCATCGCGCGCTTGCGGTATCGCCTGGCGAACGGCAAGCCGGTGTTCTGGTTCGAGCTGTGGCGCCCCGACCTGACTTTCGAGCAGGCCTTCAACGAGGCCCTGGAGCAGGTCGCCGTCGAGACCGAACTGCCGATCTACACCGGCACGGCCGAGGCGCCCGCCGCCGCGCACGAAATGCAGCCGTTCTAACGATGCTCGGCTGGCTCACCCGCAAGCGCAAGCCCGAGCCGGTCACCCCCGGCGCTGCCTTGGCCAAGATCGGTCATGCGCAGCGCCGGGCGCTGATCCACGCCCAGGCGGACAAGATGCGGGCAAACGCAGGCCTTCCTCCCGTAGAGTGGCCAAAGCCGTGAGCAAGATGCCGGATCGCATCAGCCTCGCTGACTTCGTTTCCTTGCCGCCTGCCAAGGCGGCTGGGAACAAGTTCGGCGCGCGCAGGACCGAATGCGGTCTGGGGCACAAGCACGCCAGCAAGAAGGAAGCCGCGCGCTGCGTCGAGCTGCACCTGCTCCAGCGCGGCGGGCAGATCAGCGGCCTCGAGGTCGAACCGACGTTCACCTTCATGGTCAGCGGCAAGCCCGTCCTGCACCCCAATGGTCGCAAGGCCATCTACAAACCCGACTTCTCCTACAACGAGCGCGGCCGGAAGGTCTGCGAGGACGTCAAGGGGAACAAGGCCACCCAAACCGAGGCGTCGGTGCTGCGCATGTCCTTTGCGCGCGCCTTCTGGCCCGAGATCGAATGGAAAGTGGTGTGAGCCTTATCGCCACCGCCGTGAAGCATCTGATGGCAGCCGGGATAACCGGTGACGCGCTGCTGACGGCTATCGCCGAAATGGAAGCCCAGGTGCGGGCAGAGCCGAAGGCCCGTAGCGCCGGAGCCGCGCGGCAGGCCCGTTACGAGGAACGGAAGCGTCAGAAGGCGTCAGAAATGACGCTTTCTGACGAAACTGACGCTTCTGACGTTTCGGCGTCAGGAACCTCCCTTCCCCGCCTCCCCAATGAAAATAATTCTAACCCCTCCACCCCTACCCACCCGGAAGAGAAATCACGCGCGAGCGATGCGGGCACGCACGAGGCGACCGGGACCGATCCGGTGGAGGCCGATGGCGACGAGGCCAGTGGAAACCAGGCTGCCAAGCCGAAACGAGCCCTCGCCGTGCCGATCGCGCTGCCCGACGGCTGGGAGCCGGTGCTGACCCCAGCCGCCCAGCAGATCGTCGATGGCTGGCCGCCCGGCATGCTCGACCGGGAGCGGATGGCCTTCGAGGCACATGCCGCCAGCAACGACCGCGTGACCAAGGATTGGCAGGCGGCATTCCGCACATGGATCGCGAAAGCCGACCGAAACAGGACCGAACGAAATGGGAATCGAAGCACGACAGCTGGGCGAGGTTTTGCCAGCAATCACCAGCCTGACCGCCGCGACGGGTTCACTCGATCGCTCGATGACACCATCGCCCGCGGGCGTGCCGGCGGTGCGCCTCTCCAATGACCAGCTGGCTGCCGCGATGGTCGTGGCTGCCGCGCCTCTGCCCGCGCTGGAGATGGCCGACGAGGTGTTCCTGGCCCAGATCCTGCGGATGATGGACGGGCTGCCACGCCGCGCCGACGACAGCGTAGGCGGGAAGCTACGGCACCGGGCTTACGAGCTGGTGATTGGCCGCTATCCCCGCCAGGCGCTCGAATTCCTCGCCACCGAAGCCCTGCACGGTTGCAAGTTCTACCCCAGCACCTCGGAATGCGTGGAAATCCTGAAGCGGTGGCGGCGTGACGACGATGCAGTTCGCTCCAAGCTGGCGGCCAGCACCGCAGTGCGTCACGAGCAGCAAGCCCGCTTCGACGACGCCATGACGCGCCTCGCTGCGGGTGAGGTCTCACAAGCGGAAATCGATGCGATGCCCGAGCGGTGGAAAAGCGTCGGCGAAACGCGCGCCTACCTGTGGCGGCACGAGGACGGCTCATACACCGCGCGCATTCGCCCGGAGGAAATGCTGTGAAGGCCCAGGTCATTCCTTGCCGCCTCGAGGGCCCATTGGAGACTGGTCCTGTCCAGATCGGGCAGGATCAGGTTGGGCTGTTCATTCGCGGCATTGAGGCGGGCGCGCTTGCTGAGGCCCTTCGAGGTGTCATGAGACACTCGAACGCTCAGAGATGGCACATGTCGCCCGTCAACGACCTTCTGCGGCAGTTGCAAGCCTGCGCCCCCCGAACTGGATACCGATCCTAATGCCTAAGTCCGATACCCTCGCCGCGATGGCAGCGCAGACGAAGCGCCGCACCAGCCGCCCCGCTTCCCCCAAACCCGTGAAGGCAGATCCCTTTGCGCCCACCCCCGAGCAGCGCGAGCACGCGGTCTATGTCGAACAGGACATTGTGGATGTGAAGACGAAAGGCCGCGTGACCATCGGCAAAGCCTTCCGCAAGCAGCCCCGCTTCGAGACGATAGAAGGCATCGGCACTGAGCAACTCAAAGCGCTGCGCTGCTACCGCGCGGCGTTCGACGCCAGTGAAATGTCTGAGACCAAGTGCGCGCTGGACGTACGGCCACGGGGTGTGGCTGGATCACATGGCGCGATCTCTGCCATCGAGGCGCGAGCATTCGGTGCAAGCACGCTGCGAGGCATCGAGTGCCAGCTGGGCGCGCTGGTGCATACTCTCCGCGACGTGGCGCTCATGGACCTGACGTTCTCCGAAGCCGCGATGAAGAGGTTCGGTAGCCGCGAGCAGGATTGGATCGACATAGGCAGAGGCAAGCGCAAGCCGCGCTCGTTCGTCAAGCTGGTGCCCAAGTCTGGCACTCACCGGCAGATCATCAAGGACGAGTTCTTCACCGGCCTGCGGCTGCTGATCGATGCGGTAGGACCGTACCTGTCCCGGACCGCAATCAGATCAGATCGTCAACTGTGACGCCCAAGTGTTCGGCCAGGCTCTTGAGGGTCTGGACCGAACCGCTTTGCCTGCCGCCCTCGATCTGCGCGATCTGCGCACGGCTCACGCCAGCCGCCTCCGACAGCGCGAGCTGGGTCAGCCCGCGATATTCACGCCAGACCCGCAGCGGGCTTTCGCCAGCGAGGATGCGGCTGACCAGCTCGGCCGGTACGTATTCGTCATCACCACGATCGACGGCAGCCTTCACGCGTTCGGAAGCGCGGATGTCGGCGAGGTCTTCGGCTGCCTCCTGAAGCGCCTTGTACTCTTCGATCGGTATCGTAACCATCTCACCCATGTGAGCCTCCATCATTCGTAGATGCTGCCGCGAGGGCCAATCTTCGTCACCGTCAGAACGACGCCATCGTTCATGATGACCCGCCAGTCACCGACACGAAGACGAATGTCGTCGCTGCCCTTGAGGGCCTTGACGTTGTTCGCCTGCGATGCCGGGTCTGCAGCGTAGGCCTCGACCTTCGACACGATCCGCGCCGACGTATTTGCGGGCATCGAGCGGAGCGTCTTGAGGGCTGAGCGGGCGTACTGGATCGGCTTCATGTGGGGAGAATGTAACTATCCGTAACATCGGTGTCAAATAGAATGTTACAGAGAGTTACATCTAAATAACGGTTGTGCTGGGCACGGAAACAGGGCAAATAGATATTGTTGGAATTCAATGCGCCCGCAGCCGGAAGGTGAGCGGGCTTTTTCTTTCAGGATTGAGCCTCGCTCAGCAGCAGAGCTTTTGCGTGGTATGCCACGGCTCTTTCGCGGTGAGCATAGACGGCAGCGATTGAGCGTCTGCGCCTGAGCGCCTCCTGCGCTTTGCGGGCTTCCTTTCTTGCCCGGCACAGCAGGCGCTCGATAGAAGGTTTCATAGCCGACTCCCGAACCTCGATGAGTGGGAGGTTATGGAGCGAGCCAGCAGTTTCAAACGTGCTTCGCCAAAGCGAATTGATCGCGCGCCTAGCTGTTAAGTCAAGAATGCCGCCGTAGCTCCAGTGGTAGAGCAGCCGCCTTGTAAGCGGACGGTCCAAGGTTCGAATCCTTGTGGCGGCACCATCTGTTTCGATATCGAAACGGTTATCGCCAGGTCGGGCGTAAACCTCGAAGCGGCCATCGTTTAACGGTAGGGCCTCAGCCTTCCAAGCTGATGCCGGTTCGATCCCGGCTGCCGCTCCATCCAACAAGGGCTCGCGCAATGGCATGGTCCCGGCAATCGCGACACGCGCGTGGCTACGGCAAAGCCTGGGGCAAGCTAAGGGTGCGCATCCTCGCCCGCGATAAGCACCTGTGCCAGCGCTGCCTGCCCAAGGGCTTAGTCACTGCGGGGAACCAGGTCGATCATATCGTCCCGAAGGCTAAGGGTGGCACGGACGAGGAAGACAACCTCCAGGTTCTGTGCAAGCCCTGCCACGACGCGAAGACTATCGAAGACGCTGGCGGAACGGCCCGGATCGAAATCGGCATCGACGGCTGGCCTGTTCAGGAATGAGCCCGAACCGCTGAATATTCAGCCTGAGGGGGGGGTATCCTGAATATTCCGGCCCTCGCCCCTCAGTACCGCTACCGAACCAAAATTTTCGCAAAACCAGATAGATTGTCTGAGAGGTCCAATATGGCGACCCGCGGCGCGAAGCCGAAACCGGCCAAGCTGCGTCTCGTCGATGGCACCCATCGCAACACCCGACACGGCGAAAGTGAAAAGGCCGTCGAGGAGACAGAGGCTGCGGCCGCCGCATTCGGCAAGCTGAAGAAGCCGGCGTCAGTGAAGGGCGCCGCCGCAGCAGCATGGAAGCGTTACATCGACCCGGCTGGCTGGCTGGACGGATCTCGGGAACCAGCCGCCATTGCCTTCTGCGAACTGTGGAAGGAATTTCAGTTTAACCCGACCGGCTTCCCGGCGTCGAAGCACGGCCAGCTGCGCGCCTACATGGCCGAGCTTGGTCTGACCGACGAGCGCAATCGTGGAGACCATGGCGGCAAAAAGGAGGAAGACGAGTTCTTCGGTTCCGACTGACCGGGGGACGAAATACGCGCTGGACGTCGTCGCTGGGAAGATTGTCGCGGGCCCGCATGTTCGGAACGCCTGCCGGCGCCACCTGGATGACTTGCAACGGGGGCACGAACGAGGCCTGACCTATGACTTGGCGAAGGTCGAGCGGGTCTTCCGGTTTTTCGAGACCAAGCTGAGGCTCAACGGCGGGCAGTTTGAAGGGCGGCCCTTCAATCTGCATCCGTCGCAGGCATTCAAGCTCGGCTCGATCTTCGGCTGGGTTCGCGCCGACGGCACCCGCCGATTCCGCCGAGCTTATATCGAGGAAGGCAAGGGCAACGGGAAGTCCCCCTTCGCGGGCGGCGTCGGGCTCTACGGCATGATGGCCGACAATGAGCCTGGCGCAGAGATTTACGCGGTCGCGGCCCATCGAGACCAGGCGAAGATCCTGTTCAATGACGCCGTCGCCATGGTCGATCAATCGCCAGACCTCGCGAAGCGGATCACACAGAGCGGCGGGCCCGGCCGAGTATTCAATATGGCCTGGCTTGCCAAAGGCTCTTTCTTCCGGCCGCTGAGCCGTAGCGCCGGCAAATCAGGTTCCGGCCTCCGCCCGCACATCGGCCTCGCCGACGAGTTGCACGAGCACCCAAATCGCGACGCGGTCGAGATGATCGAACGCGGCTTCAAGTTTCGACTGCAGCCGCTGCTGCTGATGATCACCAACAGCGGCACCGACCGCAATTCGATCTGCTACGAGGAGCACGAGCACGCTGTCAGGGTCGCGGCCGGCACGGCCACGCCCGGCGAGGACTTCGCCTATGTCGGTGAGGTCATAGACGACACCACCTTCTCTTTCGTCTGCTCGCTGGATCTTGGCGACGACCCGCTGAACGATCCGTCGTGCTGGGCAAAGGCTAACCCGCTTCTCGGGACCATTCTGTCGCATGACTACCTGGAAGGTGTCGTCGCCCAGGCAAAGGCCATCCCGGGCAAGCTCAACGGCATCTTGCGCCTGCACTTCTGCCAATGGACCGACGCCGAGGCGGCATGGATGTCTCGCGCGGTGCTGGAACCCTGCCTCGCCGATTTCGATCCTGCCATCCACTACGGCAAAAAGGTCGCGATCGGAATCGACCTTTCACAGAGCCGCGACATCACGGCGAAGGCCAATGTTGTCGAGACCGGCACCGTGGAAGTGGAACTAGCGGTAGACGGCGAGATCCAGATCGTCGCGAAGCCGACTTACGATGCCTGGATTGAGGCCTGGACGCCGGGTGATACGCTTGATGCTCGCGCGCTTCGAGACAAGACGCCCTATGACGTCTGGGTGCGGCAGGGCCACTTGGAAGCGCCGAAGGGGCAGAGCATCCGCTTCGACCACGTCGCCCAGGCGCTCGCCGACGACGATCGCAACTACGAGATCGTGGCGGCGGGGTATGACCGCTACGCGTTCCGGCAGTTCGAGAACGAGTGCAAGCAGATCGGGCTCAACGTCCAATTCGTTGAGCATCCGCAGGGCGGAACGAAGAAGGGCAAGCCGACAGAGGCGATGATCGAGGACGCCAAGTCCCGAGAGGTCGAGCCCGAAGGGCTTTGGATGCCCGGCTCAGTCCGGGAGCTGGAAAGCGCCCTCATGGAAGGACGCATACGCCTGCGCCGCAATCCGGTTCTGATCTCGGCAATGATGAGTGCGGTCACGGATGAGGATCGCTGGGGCAACTACTGGCTTGCGAAGGAGCGCGCGGTGAACAAGATCGACGCTGCCGTGGCTCTATGCATGGCGATAGGGGTTGCGGCAAAGGTGCCGACTGCCGACAACATCGACGACTGGCTTGAAAGCCTCGCCCGGTGAACTGGCTTCAAAATGTTCTCGCCTGGTGCGGCATTCCCGTAGGTGGGCAGGACGGTGACAATTTCCGTACCGGCCGCATCACGACAGAGCGCAATAGCGACAGCGCCGGGTCGTCTGAAGCCTCCGCACTCGGGCTTTCCGCCACTTGGGCGTGCGTCAACTTCTGGGCCGGAAATATCGCGGGCTTGCCGGTCACGGTTTACCGCAAAGGGCCGGATGGCATCGCCGTAGAGGCCAGAGACCACCCCCTGTTCTGGATCCTGCACGACAGCCCGAACTACGACCAGTCTGCGTACGACTTTTGGGAGTTCATGTGCGCGTGCCTGGAGCTTCACGGCAACGCCTATGCCGAGATCGAGAAGCGATCCGACGGCACCATTCAGTCGCTGACACCGATCCGGCCCGACATCGTCAACGTGCGCCGGCTAGCATCGGGGGAGCTCGAGTATCGGTGGGAGGCCGATGGGCGCCGCGCGGTACTGCTGCAGGAAGATGTCTTGCACATTCGCGGGTTCGGCGGCGGCCCCCTCGGCGGGCTTTCGCCACTGCAGGTATGCCGGCGCACATTCGGATCGGCGATCGCTACAGACCGCGCCGCGAACGCCATGTTCGCCAACGGCGCGCGCCCGTCCGGCATTTTGTCCACCGACAAGGCGCTGACCGGTGACCAGCGGCCCAAGCTGGAAGGCCTGCTGCAAGAGAAGTTCGTCGGCGCCGCCAACTCGGGGCGCCCGATGGTGCTCGACAACGGCGTGAAGTGGGAGCAGCTCTCGATCAGCCCCGCGGACGCGGAAATGCTGGAAAGCCGCCAGTTCAGCGTCGAAGACATATGCCGCATCTTCGAAGTGGATCCTCACCTCGTCGGCCATACTGCCGGCAACACCCAGCTGGGCAGCAGCATCGGCGACCAGACCCTGTCGCTGCTCAAGTTCAAGATGCGCAAGCGCTTGAAGCGGATCGAAGGTGCGCTGGAAAAGCAGTTGCTCACCGCTGCGGACCGCCGCGCTGGCGTCTCGATCGAGTTCAACGTTGAGGGGTTCCTCCGCGCCGATAGCGTCGGCCGGGCTTCCTACTACGACATCATGAAGCAGTTCATGACCAAGAATGAGATACGCGCCCTCGAAGGCCTGAAGCCGGTCGATGGGGGTGACGTCCTGTTCACGCAGATGCAGGATGTGCCGCTTGCCCAGGCTATCGCCGGGCCAACGGAGAAGATCGATGACCGAACGCAATGACGATGAGGCCGCCAAGCTGGCCGATCACATGGCCAAGCTGCAGGCGGCTGGCGCCGTGCAGATGACCCCTGAGGAGATTCTCGCAGGGCAGTCGCAGGCAGGCGTGCCGCGCCCGGCTTTTCTCAAGGACGATGAAGACGACGGCTCCGTCCACAAGGTGCCGATTGGCAGAGGTACACCATGAACGAACTCGACTTCGCCCTCGATGTGAAAGCCATCGGCGAGGATGGCGAGATCGAGGGCCTTGCTGTCGGCTATGGGAACATGGATCACGGCGGTGACATCGTCCTTCCTGGCGCGATCACCGCGTCCGTGGCCGGCCGCAAGTCGCTGCCGATGCTCCTGTTCCACGATCACAAGCGCCCTGTCGGCGTGTGGACCGAGTTCAAGGAGATCGGCGAAGGCCTGCTGGTCAAGGGGCGCTTTGACGACACCCAGGACGGCCGCGAAGCCAAGGTTCGCGCGCGCAACGGATCTCTCGGCGGCCTGTCGATGGGCTTCAAGACCATCAAGCATCGGTTCGAGGGCAAGGCCCGGCATCTGCTTGAGGTCGCGCTGCACGAAATTTCGCTGGTTACGATCCCGATGAACGATCGGACGCGGGTTCTCAGCGTCAAGGACATACTGGACAGCGGCGGCGTGCCGACTGTCCGCCAGTTTGAGAACTTCCTGCGGGATGCAGGCGGCTTCTCGAAGAGCACTGCGGCGCAATTTGCGTCTGCGTGCAAGCCGCATCTTCGGGGGGAGCCCGAGGCGAAGGCGAACGACGACCTGCGTGAATTTCTGAACGGACTGCGCGGGTAATCCTTCCTCTCTGCCTGGAAAGGGCAATCCAAATGACGACCGAAACCAAGTCGGTGGCCGAGCTGGCCGCCGAGACGAAAGCGCTGTTCGAAACGAAGCTCGACGAAGTGAAGGGCATCGCCGAGGACGCGATCGGCAAGGCGCGCGCTGGCGAAGAGCTCAGCAAGTCGAACAAGGAGATCGCCGACCAGGCGCTCACCGGCATGAACGAGCTCAAGTCTGCCTTCCAGGAACTGGAGCAGAAGGCGCTGCGCCGCGGGAACAGCGGGCCCGAGCGACAGCCGACGATCGGCGAGCAGTATGTCGAAAGCGACGAATACAAGTCCGCTTTTGCCAACGGCGCCCGCCAGGGCCAGAACGTCGGCATCGAAGTCAAGGCCATCACCAGCCTGACCACCGATGCGGACGGCTCGGCTGGTGACCTGGTCCGCTCGGACCGCGTCCAGTCGCCGATGCAGATGCTGCCCAATCGTCAGCTGACGATCCGCAACCTGATCGCACCGGGTCAGACCGCGTCCAGCTCGATCGAGTATGTCCAGGAAACCGGCTTCACCAACAACGCCGGCATGGTGGCCGAGGGCACGCTGAAGCCGGAATCGAGCCTGAAGCTCGACCTGAAGAACGCCCCGGTCCGCAAAATCGCTCACTGGTTCCTCGCATCGGCTGAGATCCTGGCCGACGCCCCGGGCCTTCGTTCGATGATCGACAACCGGTTGCGCTACGGTCTGGCGTTCGTGGAAGATGTGCAGTTGCTGAAGGGCGACGGCACCGGGCAGAACCTGACCGGCATCAAGCCCCAGGCTGCGGACTACGCGGTGCCCGCAGGGCTGACCGGCTTCGCCACTCCGTCGATGATCGACAAGCTGCGCATCGCCCAGCTGCAGGTCGCTCTGGCGCTGTATCCGGCGGACGGCCAGGTTCTGCACCCCATCGATTGGGCCATGATCGAGATGATGAAGGACGGCGAAGGCCGTTACCTCATCGGCAATCCCCAGGGCACCCTGGCGCCGACCCTGTGGGGCCTTCCTGTCGTCCCGTCCATGGCGCAGACCGTCGGCGAGTTTACGGTCGGCGCCTGGGGCATGGGCGCGCAGCTGTTCGATCGCGAGCAGTCCGGCGTGCTCGTCTCGACGGAAGATGGCGACAACTTCCGCCGCAACATGGTCACTGTGCTGGCCGAGGAGCGTCTGGCGCTGACCGTCTACCGCCCCGAGGCCTTCGTGGACGGCGCCTTCGCAAACGACTGATCCTGATGAGGGGCAGGTCTGTGCCTGCCCCTCCAACGTCGGAGCAACTCCATGGCAGACAAGAAAAGCTACACCGTTCACCGCGCCATGCACGGCGACGGGAAGGACTATGCCCGCGGCGACACCCGCGAGATGACCGAAATCGAGGCGGCGCCGCTCGTGAAAACAGGGGCCCTGTCCCTGAAGGGTGAAGAACCCGGTACGCGCGAACCCGGCGTACGTCACACTTTCGGGCAGGCCCCTAGCCAGGTGAATGAAGGTGGCTACACCACCGCGACCGGCGAAGGCGTGAAACTGAAGTCGGCGCCCGCCAGCAAGCCGGCTCGCGGAACCAAGTAAGTGGCTGTCGACCTCGCCCTTGCCAAACAGCAATGTCGTGTCCTTCACAGCCGGGAGGATGTGTTGATCACGACGCACCTTGCCGCGGCTCGGGCGTGGGTCGAACAGTACACCGGCAAAAAGCTGACGCGAGGCGAAGTTGCCCAGGAGATAGATGGCTTCTGCGGGAGCATCTTTCTTGCTTGGGGCCCAGACTGTGCTGATCCCGTCATCACGTACACGGACGACGATGGCGCCAATCAGCAGATCACCGATGCGCGTGTCGTCGGCGACCGCCTTCTGCCGCCGCCCAGCGGCTGGCCGTACGTCGGCGCCCCGCGCGCGCTGCGGCTGAGCTACACGGCAGGCTTCGCAGAAACGCCTGCTGACCTCGATGCCGCCGTTCTCCTGCTGGTCGCTGACTTTTACAACAACCGCGAGGCTGGCGCGGCCACGGGCGCCACTAGCGCAGCGGTCGAAGCGCTCTGCGATCAACACCGGCTGGTGCAGGTATGACCGCAAGCACCCGAGACACTTTCATCACGTTCGAGGCCCGTGAGACGACGAAGGATCCGAACTACGGCACCGCCGTCGAGGAGAACTGGGTCAAAGCCTCTGACGCCTGGGCCGAGGTGCAGGACGTGCTTCCGTCGCGCGCCGAGGGTCTGACGGACGATATCTCCATAACCCGGCACCCTGCCCGCGTCAGGATCGATCAGATGGACGGCGTGGGACTGACCTCGGCCATGCGCATTCGCATCCCTGCCGACGCTATGTGGCCCGAGCGGGTGCTGCGGATCATCAGCGGCCCGGCATTCGTGCGGAAGACGCGCGAGTTCGAGTTTGTGGCCGAGGAACTGAGTTCGGAAGGGCAGGAGCCGTGAGCAAACAGTTCCCCGTCGCTGGCCTCGCGAACGTGAATGCTTTCCTTTCCGCGTTCTCCAAGAACGTCCAAACGAACGCCGTCAGGTCGGCGCTGCGCCAGGCTGCGGTCCAGATCGCAAGGGAGGCGGAGCAGCGGGCACCGGGCCGTATCGCTAATTCGATCAAGGTCGGCAGCGCCCAGGCGAACGAGGACGGCACCGTATCCATCCGCATCTATGTGGACGAGCGCAAAGGCAGCATCGGCTTCGTCGGGTACTTCATGGAATATGGCGTCGCCCCGCACCTGATCGCGCGCACTGGCAAGGGCGAAGGCCGCGTTGCTGTTCGAAAGGCCAAGGAAGGCAAGGGGAAGGTCAAGAATGGTGTGATGAAGATCGGGGACCGCTTCGTCTCGGGCATCATCAGCCATCCCGGCCACGCCGCCCACCCTTTCATGCGCCCCGCCTTGGACGCGAAGGCAACGCAAGCAATCCAGGCTTTTGCCGACACGATCCAGTCGTATCTCTACGATAGGTCCGGGCTTCTGGCGCCCTATGTCGATGTAGGCGAGGCCGCCTGATGGACGGTGTTGCAGCCTTGCGCGCAGTCCTGGTCGCGAATGCCGACCTGACCGCCATCGCAGCGCCCGACAATATCAGCGCGGGCCCACGCCCTGCCGGTATGCCGCTGCCGTCGGTCATGATTTCCCGCGTGTCCGCCACTGACCGCAACATCCCTTCGCCCGGCATGACCCGCCATGTCCGCGAGCGCGTGCAGGTCACGGTACTGGCCCGCAACTACCCAGAGCAGAAGGCCCTCCTGCGTGCGGTGCGCCATGCTGCTGCTGACCGGGTGGGTCTAGACGTGCCAGGAGTCTCCAACGTCACCATACACACCGAAGCCGCTGGGCCGGATTTCATGTCCGAAGACACATCCATCTGGATCGGGGTGCAAGATTTCATAGTGACCTACACGGAGACACGCTGATGATCGACGCCATCGCCAAGCGCCGCACAACCCTGAACGGCAAGACCTACGAGAAGGGCGCGGTAGTGCCCATGCCCTTGCAGCAGTTCACCGACCTGGAGCCTACCGGGCGGTTTGAACGCGCGCCCGCGAAGTCGAAGGCCGAGCCGAAAGCGCCCGACAGGGCCGACTGACGAAATTGCCGATCCCGGCGATGTGATGCCCTGCCTTCGGCCGGGCTTTTTTATGGAGCAATGAAATGGCTGTAAGCACCAGCGCCGGGACGAAGTTCTCGGTTTCCGCCGCCGCGCCGGCTACCTACAACGAGGCGGGATATTCGGCCTTGGCCTTCACCGAAGTGGGCGAAGTCAGTGACTTGGGCGATCTGCCCGAGCGCGTCTACGAGGTCGTTTCGTGGCGCAACATCGCCAATCGCGGCGAGAGCAAGGCCAAGGGCGGCTATACCCTCGGAAGCCAGACGATCACAGTTGGCATCGACCCGGACGATGCCGGTCAGGCGCTGATCGATACCCTGACCCCCTCCGACGACCCGGGCTCGATTTCGTTCGAGCATCCCAAGCTGGGCACCATCTACGGCCGTGCGCTCGTGATGGGAGGTCCTCGCAACTACGGCGATGTCAACACCATTGCCACCCGGCAGATCACGCTGGAATGGACCATCGTGAGCCAGGACGAAGACGGCATCGTCTACGTTCCCGCCGACTAACGACACCCATAGCCCCTGAGCTTCTGCCCTGCCTCTGGCGGGGTTTTTCATGTCCGGCCTGCCGTCAGGGCGGTGGGCCGGGCACCCTTCCCTGAAAGGTTGAAGAATGCCTCTCGACATCACCACCAAGCGCGTTGCCGATGTCAGCGACTTGCCCGTCAAGAACGCGGACGGCACGCCCATGATCGACCCTGACACCGGCAACCCTATCACTGCCGTCGTATTCGGCCCTGCCACCAAGATCTGGCAGGCTGCGGATGGGCTGCGCCGCCGCAAGGGCATCAAGCGGTCGCGCGAAGCCAACGGCAAGTTCGAGGCTGCGCTCGATCACGAGGTGCCGGACACCATCGAATTTCTTTGCGCGATCACGAAGCGCTTCAACGGCATCGAGATCAGCGGCGTTCAGGGCGATGCCGACACCGTCCGCGCCGTGTACACCGATGCGAACCTCGGCTTCGTGCGTGACCACATGTTCGAAGATACCCGGAACTGGGAAAATTTTATGAAGGCCTCGCAGACGCCCTCGACCTCTGGGTTCGACAGCTCGCTTGGCTGAGCACCGCCCCTGAAACTAAGTCCACCGGCAAGGGTGCGCCGCCCGAGCCGGTGACGAGGATGGATACCTTGAAGGCGCAGGACCGCGAGCCGGTCCTGCCCTTCAATCCCGCCCCCCACATCACCGACTGGCTTTTCGAGATCGGCCCGATGACGGGTGAAGGCGCGATAGGCTGGCAGGACATGGACGCATGGTCGCGGCTAACCGGCATCGAGCTTGATCCGTGGGAAGCGCGGACCCTGCGGCGGCTGTCCCGGTCATTCGTCAACCAGCGGTGGGATGCGCGGAAAGACAATTGCCCGGAACCGCGCGTGCAGGCCGATGAGATTGCCGTGCGCAAGAAGGTGGAAGGGCAGTTCGCGGCAATGGTGGCCGCGCTGGGGCGTTAGACTCGCCAAAACTATGACTGATCAGTAGCATCCGGCTTTTTTGGGTGATTGGATGCTGAGGGTTTTTGCGGGGTTAGCTTTGGTGGCGGCACTTGCGGGGTGTCAACGCGAAAGCGAGAAGGCAAACGAGGCATACGAAATGATGGAGCGTACCGGCGCTTCAGAAGCGGAGCTGTGCAAACAGGCGGACGCCGTCACGCAGGCCTATCTCCGCGAGCAAGATCAAAGGAACTACGAATTCTGGCGATCGCGCAGAGACATAACCTGCCAAAGCGCAAAGTTCTGCGCGCAGCAAGGATTGTGTGGCTAAGGCGCTTTAGGCTTTTCTTCCCTCGGCTGCGGTTGGCTTCGAGATTGAGCAGATTCTAGCGATCCATGCGTCGCACCAGATTGGCGATGCAACACAAGGGCGGTTCCTTCCGGGAGCCGCCCTTTCTTTATGAGGTAACGGCATGGCAGGCATCCAAGCAGGCGGGGGCAGCGCCGGGCGGTTGAATATCGAGCTGGTCGCGGAGATCGCGCGCCTGCAATCCGATCTCGACAGGGCGAAGCAGCTGGTAAACGCGGCGTCTGGGGACATGGCGAAGTCTGCACGGGCGGCCAATGATAATCTGGCGGCCATTGGACGCGGCGCAGGAGGCGGGTTGCAGCAGTTTTCGCGCGAAATCGCCGCGGTAAAAGCGCAGCTGGATCCAATGTACGCCGCGCAGCAGCGGTTCAACCAGCAAATGGATATTCTGGATGATGCACTCCGCGTAGGCGCGATCCGCCAGCATGAGTACGCAGCCGCCACGGCCCAGGCTCGCACGGCGCTTCAGGAGCACGCACAGGCCGTCATGCGAAACGAGGCGGTGCTGGAAGATGTCGGCGACGGCTTCAAGAAGTCATCCGGCAATGCCCGAAACTTCTCGCTCCAGATGAGCCAGGTCGGCCAACAGGTCATGGCGGGCACCGGCGTGATCCAGGCGCTGGCGATCCAGCTCCCGGACATGACTGCCGGCATGCACGGAGCGCAGGAGGGCGCAGGGCGCTTCGCTGCTTTCATGGGTGGCCCGTGGGGCATCGCCTTGACCACCGCGATCGGTCTCGCAGCGACGTTTGCAATGACGCTGATTGAGGAAGGCGAATCTCTGGACGCCAATCTGGAGAAGCTGCGCAAGGATGCCGCGCAAACAGCAGCAACGGCGACCGCGAAGGCCGAGTTCGAGAAGACACTGGATGGCGTTATCGCCGCAATTCGCGAGCAAAGTGAGGCGCTTGATAAGTCGATCATAACTTCCCAGCAGGCGGAAATTCAGACCTACAACGAGGCCGTACAACGGCGTAACACCACGGTTCGAATACGAGAACAGACTGTCGCCCTTCTTGAACAGCAGAAGGTGCTTGCCGAAAACGCCAAATCTACGAACATTTTTGCGGGCGGACCGGGCGGCGCGCAGTCCATCGTCGCCAACCAATATGCTGCGGAAGTAGAACGGGTCCAACGTGAGCTGGACAAGGCAAAGGCCGCCGTAGCCGATGCCGAGAAGAATGTCCGCAAGGCAGAAATCCCGCGCAATCAAAGAGCAGTCGCAGAGGCCATGGATGCGGCTGCGGCAGCTACCGGCCGCTATGAGCGCAACCTTGAGAAGTTGAACGCCCAGCGCATCAGTGGGGAGATCAGCCAGAAGCAGTATATCTCGTTGGAAAGGGCCGCCCAGGAGACGCGCAACAAGGCGATCAAAGCCGCTCAGGACGCGGAGAAAAAGCATAGGCCCACCTCTGACGAACGCCGGGCGGAGCGGCTTGGCCGAGAGGCCGATGCCACCGAGGCCCTGATCGCCGGTCTCTACAAGTCCGCCGATGCCTATGCCGTCAGCACCGCGGCTGGCATCCGCGCACGCGTCGAAGCCGAGGCGACCGCAAAGGGCATCCAGAAGCAGGCGGACGTCCAATCCTATGCCGACGCCGAGCTGCGCAACTACGTGGCTGATCAGGTCACCGGGTCGGCCGAGGCGGTCGCGGCGATGAACGACCAGACCCGCGCGCAGGAATTCGTCAACATGGCGATCCGTAATGGCACGCTGGACGCCAGCAAGGCCTCCGAGGCCCTGGCGGACATGGCCGAGCAGCAGAAGCTCGTGACTGCCATGGGCGTCGCGTCGATGAACAATGACAAGGAGGGTTACGACGCGGCGAAAAAGGCGCTGAAGGACCTGACGGAAGCCCAGCTCGCCAACAAGAAGGCGCGCAAGGAAACCGAGGACGCGATCCAGTCGGCGCAGATCGGCCGCGCGATCGAGGATATCCGTACGGAAACGAAGCTGACGACGGATCTCGGGATCGCTCGCATCAACGCACTTCGCGGCCTCTCGGGCGCGGCGCTGGAAGACGAGCTGGCCCGCATCGCGCTGGAGCAGGAGAAGATCGCGATCCAGGTGCGCGCCGAGACCGAGGCCCGCCGCCTGCGCGACGCTGGCCTGACGAAATCGGCGGAGTTGAAGCTGCAGGAGGCGGAGGCCGCCAAGCAGCAGGCCGATGCGCGCTTCGAGATCGAGAAGCAGACCGTCGCGATCGAGCGGTACAACGACAGCCTGCGCGACACGATCGACCTGCTGGGCGATCTCGGCAAGGTGGGTCAGGGCCTCGGCGCGCTGCTCGGCATCTTCACCGGCAACACGCGGGGCGTGCGCGGCCCGCTGGGCGACCTGCTTAACACCTCCATGACCGGCAAGAACGACCGGGGCGAGGATATTGCTTCGTCGATCGGCGAGGAGATGTCGAAGATCTTCAAGAAGGACGGCGTGTTCGTGAAGGCGGTCGTGCCCGTGCTGCAGAGCGCCGCGACGGGCATGGCAGCGAGCACAGCGCTATTCGGCAAGCAGTCCGCGTCCGAACAGGCCGGTTCCGCCATCGGCGGGGCGCTCGGCGGCAGCAAGGTCGTGGAGAAGGCGCTGTCGAAGGGCCTGGAGAGCCTGTCGAAGGGGCTCGGCCAGTTCGCCGGGCCGCTCGGTTCCATGCTCGGCGGTGTGCTGGGCAGCGCTCTCGGCAGCGCGTTCACGAAGGTGAAGTGGGGCCGGGTCGATCTGTCAGCAGCAGGCGTGTCCGGCACGTCGGGCAACAGCGGCTCATCGCAGAAGGCCGCGCTTGCGGCTGGCAACAGCATCTATGGCGGCCTGGCTGATCTCGCCGCGCAGTTCGGCGGCAGCATCGGCAACTTCGGGAACATCAGCGTCGGCGTTCGCCACGGTGACTACCGCGTCAACGCCGGGGGCACCTCGCTCAAGGTCAAGAAGGGCGCGGTCGACTTCAACGACGATGCCGAAGCAGCGGTGGCCTACGCCATGAAGCTCGCCATCGAGCGTGGCGCGATCAACGGCATCCGCGCCTCCACGAACAACCTGCTGAAGGCCGGGGACGATCTTTCGGCGCAGATCGACAAGGCGCTCAGCTTTGAGAACGTGTTCGCCGAGTTGAAGACGTACCTGGATCCGGTCGGCGCCGAGCTCGACAGCATTGATCGCGAGTTCGCCAACCTGCGCACCATCTTCGCCGAGGCCGGGGCCACGGCAGCGGAATACGCCCAGCTCGAACAGCTTCTGTCGATCAAGCGACAGGAGGCGATGGACAAGGAAACGGATGCCCTCAATGACATCCGTTCGCGCATCGCCGAGGCTTCTGGCGACGAGACCACCGCAACCGCCATCGCCCGCGCCAAGGAGCTGAAGGACGCGACCAGCGACGCGCAGCGCGCGCTGCTCCAGCAGCTCTACGCGATCGAGGACGCCAACGCCGCGCAGGACAAGCTGACCGAGGCGCAGGAAGCGGCGGCCACAGCGGCCGAGCAGCTCCGACAGGCGTGGGAATCGGTGGGCGATAGCATCTTGGACGAGGTGAACCGCATTCGCGGCCTTACCGGCGGCGACGATGCCGCCAGCTTCGCCACCTTGCAGGGCCGGTTCAACGAAGCCGTCCTCGCGGCGCGCGGCGGCGATCAGGAGGCTGCGGCGAAGCTCGCCGAACTCAGCCAGTCGCTGCTCGATGTCGCGGGCAACGTCGCCACGAGCCGCCAGGAGCTGGAGCGCATCAAGGCCGAGACGGCGGCGAGCCTCGAAGGCGTCATCGATGCGACCAAGGGCTACGCGGGCGGCAGCTCGTCCGCTTCGTCCGTGTCTGCCACGGCTTCGTCGGCCATCGATGCGGCCAGCGCGGCCACGGCCAGCACCTCCACCTCGGGCGCCAGCACCGACCTTGCCGCAGAGGTGCGCAGCCTGCGGGCCGAGTTGGCCGGGCTGCGGAACGACAACAACGCGGGCCACGCCCAGACGGCCAGCAACACGAAGGCCATCCAGCGCAAGCTCGAAGACGTGACCGAGGATGGTCAGGGCCGGGCGATCACCGTGACGAGTGCAGCAGCATGAGGGTAGTTCTCGACAGCGGCGAAGTTCTGGATCTCGGTGAGACCAAGGCCACGCCGACGATCGGCATCGTCGACTATAGCCGTCGGGTAACCGACGACTATGGCGTGACCACCGTCGTCGAGCGCGGCTTCGCGCGGCGCATGTCCGTGAATCTGGTCGTGCCGTTCGACCAGACGGACGCGCTCCAGCGCAACCTTGCCGCCATTCGCGCCAAGCCCGCGCGCTGGATCGCCGACGAGGGCGTGGATTGGCTCGACTTCCGGGGGTTCTACAAGGATGTCGAGGTCAACCTGCCGGTGCCGCCGAAGGCCTATTGCACCCTGACGGTGGAGGCCCTGACCGCGACCGAGGCGTTCGCCGATCCCGGCGGCGATCCCGCGCCGCTCGGTTCGGCTTCCACCTTGCAGCTGCTCCAGCCCGCAACGATCGAGGGCGGCGCGCTGGTGGCGAGCACGGTGCAGGAGAACGACTATCCCGAATGGGCGGCGGACACGACGTACCCGCTCGGGGCGCGCGTCATCAAGGCGGCCACGCACCGGATTTACGAGAGCGGCTCGATCGACAACGTCGGCAACGACCCGACGGGCATGTCCGGCAAGTGGCGCGACATCGGCCCGACGAACCGCTGGGCGATGTTCGACCAGGCGCTTGGCTCGATCACAGAGGCGCCGGGCCAGATCGCTGTGTCGCTCGCGCCGGGCGCAGCGAATGCGGTTGCCCTGCTGGACGTGAAGGCGGCTACGGTGCGCGTCGTGGCCACCGGATATGACCGGACGCTTGTGCCCAATGCGAGCGGGACGGTGACGTTCCTCGACATGCCGCAGACGGCCGGGCAGGTGACGGTGACGATCACCGGCCCCGGCACCGTCGAGGTCGGCACCCTGCTGGTGGGCAGGCTGGTGGGTCTCGGTTCGACGACGGATGACGCCAAGGCCGGGATCACTGATTTCAGCCGCAAGGAGGCGGACGAGTTCGGCGATACTCAGATCGTGGAGCGCGCCTGGGCGAAGCGCATGACGCTGCCCGCCAAAATCCGGCGCGATGCCATCGATCTCGTCGCCGGGCGCATCGCCGCGGTGCGGGCCAAGCCGTCTCTATGGATCGGCAAGGAGGGAATGGAGACCCTCACCGTCTATGGGTTCTTCAAGGACTTCTCGATTGCGGTCGATACGACGATCTGCACCCTGTCCCTGTCGATCGAGGGCCTGAGCACGGCGGGCAAGGTCGAGCCGCTGACCGCGAGCGTGGCTTGGCCCGACATCACGGACCCGAATGGCACGAAGCCTGCCGACAACGCGACCCGCAACGTCAACCGCGGCGAATGGGCTGCAGGCGCTACCTATCAGGTCGGCGACTTCGTCCAGTACGCCGGATCATCGTACACGGTTATCACCGCGCACGTCTCGACCGCAGGCCTGCCGCCGCCGAACCAGTTCGTCTCCCTGCTGGCCTCCGCAGGCGAACCGGGCGAGCCGGGGGAACCTGGAGAACCGGGGCAGCCCGGCAGTCCCGGCGCTCCCGGTTCCCCCGGCGAGGCGGCGATCACGCCTGCGCTCACCGCATCCGCGCGGCAGGTCTGGGCTTATGCCAATGGTGTCGTGAAGAGCTACGATGGTGTCACCACCACCTTCGTTCTGAAGCAAGGCAGCGTCGACGTTTCGGCCAACTTCAACGTCGTGATCGCCTCGAACCCGAACGGCCTGCAGGTGTCGCTATCGGGCCGCACCGCCACCGTAGTCGGCGCAAATGGTAATCCGGGTGAGTTCGGCAACGCCGCTGTGCTCAGCGCGACGCTGACCTTGCGTGCCACAGGCACCGGTGCTTTCACTGGTCGCAACTTCGATCTGGCGTTTTCGCTCAGCAAGCTGACGGGCGGCTACGAGATCGTTGCGACGCTCCCGACGACGAACAACTTCGAGGGCCGCCAAGTATACCAAACGGCCGACAGCAAGATGTACACGTTCATCGGTGGCGGATGGGTGGCGACGATCACGTCCGCGACGCAGATCGCGGACAGCCAGATCAGCGGCATGAGCGCCACGAAGCTGGTCGGCACCGTCGAATCGTCGAAGCTGGGCATCGGCGTCGGCGGCAACATGCTCGCGGGCGCAGTGCCTGGCACTCGACCTGACCTCTACATGGTGCGAACGCAGAGCAATATCCCGGGCGCGGTCTATTCGACCAATCAGTGGGGCGAAATATTGTCTCCGCTCACTGGCGCTTCGAACTGGCCGGGCGGCTCGGGGCCTGCTGCGCAGTGGACACCCCCAGACCTGAGCGGGTTTGCGGTTTATCAAGCGAACTCCGCGCAAAGCAATCCCGAGCCTGACTGGTTCGGCTTTCGCAAAATGACCGACAAGGACGGCAACTGGACGCTGAATTTTCCGGTCGATCCCGGCAAACGATACGAATTCTCGCTCTATACCGGCGCGCATCGCTGCAGTGTGCAGATCGGGATAGCCTTCGTGAACACAGCAGGCACATGGCTCGGACAGGCGGGCTTTGGAGGCATTCCCTCACAGGATACTAACGCGGCCGAGCGTGGCGGCGGCTCGTACCTAACGGACTTCAAGCGCATCTATTGCCGAGGCACCGCCCCTGCAGGCACCGTCGGGGTGCAGGTGTACATGCGAAAGTTCGGCACTATCGCGGGCAACACCGACAGTTGGGCATTCATGTGCTACCCAATGCTCGGGGAGACGGGAGCAAACGCGACGGAGCTGCTGCCCTACTCGCAGCCGGCTATGGGCCTTATCGTCGCCCAGAACATCATGACGAACTCGCTGACGGCAAATGAGATCGCCGCCAACGCCATCGGCACGGATGAGCTGGCCGCGCGTTCCGTCACGGCGAAGAACATGACCCTGATGGACTTCGAGAACCTCATGATCGATGGGGACCTCGCCTCAGGCGGGCTGTCCGGGTTCACCCGCAATCAGAACGGCGTGGGAGGCATGGAGGTCTATGCCGCTGACGGCGGGGCGGGCACTAGCTGGCCGTCACGCTACGGCCTCCATATGCGGCGCAACGGCAACACCGCCAACGAGCTGTCCATCGTCAACGGCCTGGACGGCTGGGACGGGAATTCGGGCCTCTACGGCATCGCCGTCAAGCCGGGCGATGAGTTCGGCTTCGAGTGCATTTCCTGGGCGAGCGAAGGCAGGGTGTCGTTCGACATGATCATGAAGAACACCGGAGGCAGCCTGGAGTGGCTGGGGGCCGTCCCCCTCGACAACATGGCGGTGGAGGGGACTACGCTCTACGCCTTCCCCGGACAGGTGTACCGCATCCTCAAGGGCATATTCAAATACACAGGGGGCAGCCAGGGCAAGGCTTGGCTCCGAATTTGGGGTCCTGCAGCAGCGACGCCTAACGCCTACTGTTACTTCTGGAACATGAAGATGCGCCGCCGTAACAACGCCCAGTTCATCGTCGATGGATCAATCACGACGAACCAGCTTGCCGCCAGCTCGGTCATGGCGAACAACATCGGCGCGGGTCAGGTGACGGCAGCCAAGATCGCTGTAACCGAGCTTTCCGCGATCACCGGCAATATCGGCCTGCTCCGCACCGCCACCGCCGGACAGCGCACCGAAATCGATAACAACGGGGTCCGCAGCTATCACCCGAACGGCGCACTCGCTGGCCGCTTCGGGAATTGGTAACATGCCCGCAGGCGCTGAATTCAGGCACCCAGACGGCCGGGTGAAATTCGCATTCACCGATTACACGGGCGGCTTCTTCGGTTCGTTTAACACGGGCGGCGCTTCTTCCGGCACTTGGCAGGATGCCCGCCTCGTGGGCAAGCTGCTGGTGACGTTTCCGTCCTCGACCCTCGGCAACTACGGCGGCCCCAATGTGACACTCGATTCGAGCACGGGGGTCATCTCCTGGTCGTTCGGGGTGACGGCTACGGGCGGCGCCAACGCTGGCTCGCCGCCTGACATCACCATCTACTTCGGGGGTTACTGATGACGGCCGGGATGGAGACGATCACGCCCGATGGTCGCGGTCAGCTCACCACGGACATGGTGTTCTTCCGGCTCGAGCAGACGGTGCAGCTACCTGCCGGAAGCGGGTGGAGCCAGTACGGCAACAACTCCGGCCAGCGTGACGTGTTCATTGCCGGTCTGACCATCGCCGACGCGCCCATGCCTGCACTCACGTCGGCCGGGGGCTCGTGGGCCGAGATCGTTTCCACGTCCGGGGGCGGTATCACGTACCGCGTCTACAGCGTCGGGCCGAGCGACGTGACGCTGCTCGTGTTCTCGCAGAGGCGCCCGCCCGTCAGCGCTCACATGGCAGGCTGCGAACTGTACAAGCCCGATGGCTCGATCGTGTTCTCTTCGGATTATCCGATTGCGCGTCCGCTGGGGATCCTCTCGAACACGGGATACAGCGGCGTATCGCTGGCGGGGCGGAGCGTCGCCCATGTCCCGCAGAAGCAAGAAGCCAACTCGGCCGTGAACTATACCTATACCGGCCAGGGTTCCTGCCAGATCGGACCCTATCAGGGGTACCAGGTCTACCAGCGCAATCAGTGGTCCCGGACAAGCGTGGTGGCCTCCGGCAGCACCGCAGCGGCCGGTGGCAATTTCTACTCCGACAGCGGCACGATCCAATACATGTGCGCGTCGTCGCCCTCCGGTGTGCCGCTCAGCCAGCAGATCGGCAGCCTGGGTGGCTGGCGCAGCCTCATCCTCGATATCACCAACCTCTAAGGATCCCGATCCATGTACATCATCCAGGACATTCCTGGGGCGACCCCGCTGTTTCACAAGATCGGCGCGGTCACCATCAACGGGCCCGCAATCATGGTGTCGATCGACACCGTCTCCGCCGAGCCGCAGCCGGTCCCCGGCGGCGTCTCCACCGCGTTTTATGGCGGTCGGAGCTATACCCTCCCGGAGGGAACTATCCCGGAGGAAAACGTCTCGCAGCGAGCCGTCAGCGAGTGGATGATTTCGCCCGCCGGTCCGTTCCCCGGCTCGCAGCTCTCCAGCGATTCCGACTTCCTCTACGTCTCGAAGCGGGCTCTGCTCGCGGCAAAGGTCCGCAATACGCGTGATCAAGTGCGCGACGGCGGATGCCTGGTCGAGATCCAAGGCGTCGCGCGGCGGGTGGAGACCGATGCCACGAGCCGCGTGAATATCTCCGGCTCCGTGGTCATGGCGATGCTTGCACTTCAGAGCGGCGACGAGTTCACCACCGATTGGCGCATGGCTGACAACTCCATCATCGCCCTCGACGCGGCCGACATGATCCAGCTCGGCAAGACCGTCGCCAACTTCGTCGAGGCGGGCCAGCGCCGCAAGAATGAGCTGGACGCGCTGATCGGCACGATCGCCCAGGGCACGACGGAGCAAGAGCTTGCCGAGATCGAGGCGCAGATCCTCGGCGGCTGGCCCGAGTAAGTCCATGGCTCCGCTCGCGGCGCCCGACTACTGGGCCGACGTCATGCGCTGGTGGGCCTTCGTCGGCGCGCCGCTGGGCGCGGTGCCCCTCGCCCGCAAGCTGCGCGAGCTGGCCACCCTGTGGCACCTCGGCATCCGGGACCCGGTGACGGTTTCGCTCAAGGTGATCCTGCTGGCGGGCGGCGCGCTGCTTTGCTTCCTCTGCTTCAGCTTCATCGCCGGTCTCGTGATCCCGTTCACCAACCGCGTCCCCGGCTTCGACATGCAGAGCATCAGCTTCCGGGCGGTCATGGCTGCCGCCTGGACCATGGCGGGCATCGCCTCCTGGCTCTCCGCAGTCGCCTTCGCCCGCGGGCGATGGTTCATGGCCGGCGCGGCGGCCACCTGGTTCGTGGCGGTCAGCTTCGTCACTGTTGCAACGGCGGGGTGAGCATGCGGGCAGATGCAATTGCGAAGTACGCCCCCGCCCTCGTCATGGCCCCCCTCGGGGCGCTCGACCCCATAATCGGCAGTATCGCGTTCGGCATGGTGACCGGCTGGCTCGCCATTGCGGGCGTCATGCACGAGCAGGGCCGCCCGTTCCGCGAGATCCGCCGGGCCATGGTGACCTCGCTCCTTATCGGCGGCGGGGGCGCGCTGTTCGCCATGTTCGCCGTCAGCAAGCTGCGCCTGGACCCGCTCGGCGCGGCCATCGCCTCCTTCACGATCGCGTTCGGCGGGGTGAAGGCCATCAAGTCGCTTTCCGGTGCGGCCCTCAAGGTCGTGCAGTGGGTCTTCGTCAACTTGGCCGACGATGCCGAGAAGATCGGCCGCGAGCGCGCCAAGGCCCAGCGCATGCTTTCCGAAAACACAAAGGCAGATCGGGCCCGGCTGGGCCTCAAGGAGGATTGAAATGGACCCCCGCTCTCTTCAGCGCACTCTCGGCGTCACCGACGATGGCATCTTCGGCCCGATCAGCCGGGAAGCGCTCCGTTCTCGATTCACGAACATGCACGCCCCAGCCGTGACGGCCGGGGAGATCGCCGCCTTCGCCGCGCGGCTGGGATGCAGCGTCAAGCAGATCAACGCTGTCGCCAAGGTCGAAAGCTCCGGCGGCGGGTACGACAGAAACGGTCGCCCCAAGATCCTGTTCGAGCGGCACCTGTTCCACCGGCAGACCAAGGGCAAGTGGTCCGTGAGCTCGTTCAGCAACCCCAGCGCGGGCGGCTACCGCGAGGATAGCTGGGACAAGCTCGGGCTCGCCTGCGGCAAGGACCCGGACGCGGCCTTCGCCTCGTGCTCGTGGGGCAAGTTCCAGGTGCTCGGCAAATGGTGGGACGAGTTCGGCTTCGCCAATCCCTACGAGCTGGCGTTCTCGACCGTGGGCAGCGAGGCCGCCCACTACGAGCTGCTAGCCCGATACATCGAAGTCTTCGGCCTGGTGGACGAGCTGCGCGCCCTGAGCACCGACCCGAATGCCTGCCGCGCATTCGCCAAGGGTTACAACGGCCCCGCCTACGCGAAGGACGGCTACCACACCAAGCTCGCGGCGGCGATGGCATGACGACGAAGTGCGACCGCGACGGGGACCGGCTCGTCCTCATGCTGATCGGCGGGGGGATCATAGCGATCATCCTCGCCATCATCGCCTCGCTGGCCTTCGCTCGGCACATGCCGGACTGGGCCGAAAGCGTGCAGTCCGCGATCGTCGGCGGCGCGCTGGTGAAGCTGGCCGATGTGCTGTCGGCCCTCGTCACGCTGTCCGGCGGGCGGGAGCGGGAGAAGCTGACGGACCAGCTGTGCCAGTCCACCCCGATTGCCGAGCCCCAACCGGTTCAGGTGGTCAACGGTCCTGATGCGCCGGTGCCGGTGGAGGGCCAGCCATGATCCCGCTCGCGAAAACGGCGTGGAAGTGGCTCGGCGGCCTGCCGGGCGAAGCGTGGATCCTGATCGGCGGCGGCGCGGCGCTGGTCGGCTTCCTCGTCTGGAACCATTTCGACAACGCGGCGGCGATCGAGCAGCACGACCAGGCGCGCGCGGCTGCCGGTGCGGCTGGGCGCGAGAAGTCGGCAGAAGAGAATGTGGCCGACGCCTTCGAGAACCAGCGGCTCCGCGACCAGCGCGACGCGGCGATCGCGCAGGCCGCCGCGACGGAAGCCGCCAAGCCACCCGAAGCGCGCGCCACGACCGCGCCGCAGGCCCTCGCCCTCAACTGCGCCATTGCCCGCGAAGACTACACGGCGGCCGAGCTGGCGAAGATGTCCGAATATCAGGAGCATTGCCGATGATCCGCCTCGCCGCCCTCTCGCTCGCCCTGCTCCTCGCCGGGTGCAAGACGTGTCCCGCTCTCGACTTTCCGCGCGCGGCGGACGTCGCGGCAATCACCGCGCCGCGCCCGAAGATCCCGCCCGCCGCGCTCGACCCGGAAAACCCGACTGCCGCCGCGAACTACCAGTCGGCGGATCGCGCATGGAGCAAGGCGGTCAGCGATTCTGGCGGGCGCATCTGTCGTTATCTGGCGCGCTTGGGAATGCCGGGCATCGTATGCCCTCCCGCTCTACCAGATGACGCCGCAGCGCGGGGTGGTGCTACGGCGTCTGAGAGGTAGCTGCGGACCGGGCTCGACACCGGCTGTCAGGCTATCTCGTTTCACCTGACCCGACCGCCGAAGCGGTGACTTGAGCGGGCGCGTCCATCCGCGCTGCCGCAGCCTCAGGAAAGGTATCATTTCCCAGGGAGGGAACAACCGCCCTTGTCACATGTTAATCCATCACCTCGGCGGATTAACCCCCGGTTGCACCGAGTGTGAGGCCGTCCCTTTTGCGGGGGACGGCCTCTTCGCTTCATAGGGCCACGACGCCCACCAGGATCACACAGCAGCCAAGCGCAGCCAATATTCGGCGGATGCCAGGACCAAGGCTTCCGTCCGCGAGTATGGCTATAGCGGCCAACGAAACTCCGAACACGACGGCGGCAAACAGTAGATAGAGGTGCTCGACATGCATCAGGGAAACTCCTGACCGATTCTCATGTGTCACCGAATTACCACTTCCAAAAAGGCGCCGAATTAAAAATCGATAAGGCATTGGAACCTTTTGTGACTTGCGACATTTTGTCGCCGGTCCTCAGGAAGTAACTCTGTTACCTGCCAAGGCCACCCTTTTGCGCGAAAGTGCAAGGCGACCCAAACTTGAAAGCCCGGGGCAATCAGAGGCCTCGGGCCTTTTCAGTTATCGTCTCAGCTTGTGAAGCCGCGGAAAGGGATCGTCATGCCGTCTCCCCAGGGCGACCGGACCCGGAAGCCCTCCCAGCAGACCATCTCATGGTCTCCATCATGGCCCTTGGGCCTCAGGCAAAGCGACAGCCGGTCCTCGCTGGGCTCCCGGCATTGCCCCGAATTGAGCAGGAAGCCTTCGCGCGGGTAGGCGTGGACAACGGCGCTCACAGGGATAGCCAATCGAGTTCGGCGTCGTCCAGCGCCTCCCAGTCGTCTCCGCTGGCCATGCGCCGCTGGAGCCATTTCCGGGCATCTTCGATGTCCCCGGCGCACGGAAACGTCGGGTCCCCAGCCGCCGCCTCGGCTAGGCCGCCGATGAAGCCGACCCGGCCCTGCTGAGCGACCAGCCATGTGCCGAAAGGTATCACGTCGGCAGCGCTGACTTCCCGAACACCCAT